AGGACGAAGATGCAGGAGCTCTCCAAGCAGATTGCTGCCTCTGAGAGTGTAATTGTTCAGCTGGAGAACAAGCTCGCTATAGATTTCACCCTGTCGATCATGTATTCACCTACAGGCGCAACAGCTTATGTCCTAGATTCTGCGGTGAGCACGTTCAACGAATGCGTCTCAGAGTATGTCAGCATGATCTGGCCCAGTGCTTCATACACCCTCAGATCCTACAAGGAGAACTCCTCTGGCGATCTAGTCGCAAAGTTCTCAGAGGAGCTTGTGATTGGTGGCAAGCAGAAGTCTATCGGCAGTCTCTCAGGCGGTGAAGCTAGGGCCCTCTCTCTTGCTATCGACTTCGCTGTCATGGATGTCATATTCAAGAATTTCAACATAAAGGCCAACCCCATCATTATGGATGAACCCTTTGATGGACTAGACTCTGTGGGTCGTGAGCTAGTGATCGATCTTCTGGAGAAGCTATCAGCTGATAGGAATATCATAGTGGTAGACCACGTCAGCGAAGCTAAATCCATGTTTTCTAAGGTTATTCGTGTCGAGAAGAGAAACGGCATATCTACTATAGTGTGATACAATGGTCTCATGGATGAGCTATTCAAGAAACTAGACGCACTATCTGATCTACTCAAAAATTTCAACGCGTCTATCAAGATGCCTAAGATGAGCTCTCCAAATGTGCCCAAGCCAGACGCTGGCATCTCTAAGTTACCCACCCCAGGTCCCAAATCCAAGAAAGATCCTAAGAAGATCGCTGAACAGCTGAAGAACAAAGAGCTGAAACCCAAGATCAAGATCGCCGCTAACGGCCAGTGGAGCATGTAAGGTACAACTACCTGCATGAAGAAGAACTTCAACATGAATGCCGAGATACGCGGAGCTATCCGTCGTGTTTTTGCCAGATCTCCCAAGGTGCGCCAGAAACTTGATGAGAGTAGGAAGCAAGTTCCCCGCTACAAAAAGGACGGGTCCAGAGCTAAGAAAGACTTCGTACATAGACAGTGCGAAGTGTGCCAAGAATGGGTCTCTGCTAGCAAGATAGACGTCGACCACATAGATCCTGTAATCACACAGGAAGGTTTCATAGATTGGAACACCTTCGTAGCCAGGGTTGACTGCCCTATTGAAAATTTACAGCGCATATGTGACACTTGTCACAATAAGAAGACTCAAGGTGAGCGGGACATCAGGAACGCTAAGAAAGATGCTGAACTTCTCAAAGCTATCAAAGACGACCTGTATACGAGTGATCATCTCTCAGAATGCCACAAAAAGCCTCTAAAACGCATGAGCAAGCGCAACGGTGATGCCTATATAGACATTCGTAAAGAAGCTTCTGAACTTCTTGCTAACTTTTTCCCCAAAAAGAATGGTAGAAAATAGCCATACGGTTTTACAAGGAGATCAAATGTCTAATAACGGAAAATTGAGTCAGAGTTTCATCGACAACAACGAGAACGTCAACGAAGATCAGGCTATGGAAATGATCGTTCGAGCTGAGCAGAAGATTAAAGCTATCGAACAAGAGCGCAACGACGACGAAAAGCTTGCAGCTGCCAAGCAGATCACCAAGGATCTGAACGCTGGTTACTCTGCAGCCATCAAGTACGAGAAAGCCAAGATCAGCTTCCTCCTCGAGAAGATCGAAGAGATCCAAGGCGACAACGTCAACCCTACTTCTAGCCTCAGGCAGTGATAGAATAGAAGATACAGCCACGGAGGTTCTATGAGCTTAAAAACTGATTATTATGATGGGTCTACAGGGCTTATCTTACAGATGGATGCAGCCTTTGCGGCTGGCAACGCCTTTGTGACCACAAACTTGGCAACACTCAGTGCGGCGCTTAAAGCACAAGCTGCAGCAGGCGTGACCACCTTTACTGTCACCATCACCACGTCCGACAATCCAGCCTATCTAAGAGGCAACAACGGAAACAACCTTTACAACAAATCGTACCAAGCTGGTATCATCGACGGTCTTGCTCAACAGGGCATCTACGACTATGAAGTTGCAGTAGCACTTAATACCAAAGACAACGTTACGACATCAATCGATTTCAATTTCACTTTCAATCCTTAATTCCTGCATCAAGTAAGACTGTGTGAAGAATGCCCTCAGGTAGAAATACCTCGAGGGCATTTTTATTTTATGGATTGGTCTTACGAAACTCGATATAAGATTACTCGTACCACCTACAACGGCACTGTCGAGCATGGATATCTAAACGCTTATCAGCTTATGATGTTAGTCTTTCACACAAACAATGCCATTCCGTGCGAAGAATCGCCCGAGCAGATCTTGCAGCTAGACGTTTTCGTATTTAGTTCGCCGGCTGAATCTATCCTTCTTGGCATGCCAGATGAAACTTTCAGAACTATCCAGCGTCGTCCTCCTACGCAGGACGATATTCACTTCGATAAAGTGATGGCTGCTCATAGGGCAGAGATGTGGAAGATAGATTGTAGAATCGATCTTACGATAGATGACGTAATTATGTTTAGAAAAGAACACGAAAAGTGTACTAGAGAACATAAGATTCGTAGTGAACAAATGATGAAAGACCTTTTGGGTGACAATTATGAGATTTTTAGAACCAGCACAACTGCACAACCATAGTAAGTATTCACTACTCGACGCAGTTCCAAGTCCAGAGGAATGGGTGCACTGGTGCATCGAGAACGATACTCCTGGTTTCGCGATCACAGATCACGGCACAGCTATCTCCCTGTATGATGCCCTGAAGTTTCCACAGCATATTGCTAGCTACAACAAGGAGCATGGCACAAATCATCCCCCCGATAAAGTTACAGCTATTCCTGGCGTTGAGCTATACGTCAAGCTGAATCCTGAAGACAAGGGGCACTACCACATCACGGCTTGGGCAGTCTCTAACGAGGGATACCACAACCTGATGAAGCTAGCATCGTTGGCTTACAACGATCAGGTAAAGTACTTTGGAAGCATCAAGGGTCGCGTTACCTATGAGTTGATACAGCAGTACAAAGCTGGCATCAAATTTGGTACTGGCTGCATAGCTGGTCCTATTGGCAACGCCATCATGGAAGGCAACTATGCTCTAGCAGAAGAGCGTTACCTTATGTACCAGAAGATGTTTGGAGATGATCTGTATGTTGAGTTTCACACAAACGATGTTACGCACGAGTTCAACAACAAAACGGGAACGTTTTCACCTTTCGCGCCAGACGAATGCTCGTGCGACGGCAATAAACAGAAGGGTTACAACCTATTTCTCAAATCGATGGTGGAGAAGTACGGCGGAAAGCCGATTCCAGTCACAGATGCACACTTCATTGCTCCGGAAGACAAGATAATCCAAGATTGCCTACTCAAGAATGGCAATGACAACGGTTGGTACTTCTACGAGTCGTATCATCAGCAGAGAGCAGAGCAAATGTTTGAGAAGCTCAAAACCCACCTGGGTGATTGGCTTACAGAGGACATGTTCAAAGAGTGGATCGCCAACACGCACGAGATCATGAACCTGGCCAAATCGATCAACATCAAGTTTGACTATCATCTTCCCAAAATCGAGATTCCAGAAGCTATCAAAGCTAAGACTGACGACTACAACAAGCAGACCTACTACTACATGATGGAGCGAATCCAGGAGCATGGTCGCTGGAAAAAGGATCCAGTCTACGTTGATCGGTTCAAGAAAGAGTTGGACGTGATCATGAACAACGAGAAGCTCAACTTCATACCGTACTTCCTGATCTACGAGGATATCAGTACGTTTGCTAGGAGCAAAGGTATCCTTCAGAATATCGCTCGCGGTTCTGCTGGCGGATCGCTCATCAGCTACTATCTAAAGATCATCCATGTCGATCCCATCAGAGAGAACCTTCCTTTCGAGCGCTTCTTGTCGCACGCTCGTATCCGAGCGGGTTCCTTCCCAGATATCGATGCTGATATCGGCGATACTGCTCGTCCGTTGATCATGGATTACTTGCAGAAGAAATATGGTCTAGGTTTCGCGCAGATCGCTACATTCAACAAGATCAAGACCAAGAACGCGATCAAAGACGCGATGTTTGCTCTCTACGGCAAGAACCGTAATGATCCTGAAGTCAAGGCTATATGCGAGGAGATTGAAGATAGTCCTCAGGGCGTCGACGAGCACGATTTCCTATACGGTTTCACAGACCAGGAAGGTCACTACAACCAAGGTGTAGTGGAGCTTAAGCCAGTTGTTGCTAACTTCTTTAAACAGCACCCTGAAGTAGAGAAGATGGTCAAGAAGTTGATAGGTGGTGTTCGTGGATGGTCTAGACACGCGTCTGCGTTCGTTATCTCAACTCTAGATCTATCCGGTACTCGTGTACCTACCATGGTCATGGAGGACAAGAACATCGGTAAGATTCTGGTTACTCAGTATGATGCTAGCATGGTTGAGAAATGCAACCTGGTGAAAGCGGATATTCTGGGCATCAAGACTCTCTCCATCACTTCAGACTGCGCCGACATCGTAAAGGAACGCTTGAACATCGACTTGCTAGTTGAAGATGAAGACGGCGTTCAGAAGATATATCGCCTGCCAGAAGACGAGAATGTCTATGCTGACTTCTACAAGAAGAAGACAGATTCATCATTCCAATTCAACACTCCTCTCATCAAAGGCTACATTCAGCAGTTTGCTCCAGTGAGACGCGCAGACCTAAGTGCCATGACGGCACTATGCCGTCCAGGCGCTCTAGATGCTCCATTCGTAAACGACGAGATCACTCTAGACGATGAGGTATCAGCTGCGCAGTACTACATGGATGTCAGGAATGGCAAGCGAAAACTAAGCTATCTGCACCCTGATCTAGCTGCTTGCACAACCAACGGTGTCTTTGTCTACCAAGAAGAAGTCATGAAATTCCTAGTAGATATCGCTGGTTACACATGGGAAGAAGCAGATATGATCAGGTCTGCTATTGCCAAGAAGAAGCATGAAGTCATCATGGCTACATTCGATCGCATCAGAGCAGCGGCTTTGAAGCGGGGATGGTCCAAGGAACAAGCAGATACAGTGTGTGAACAGGTTCAAGCCTTCTCGCGTTACTCGTTCAACCTGTCACACTCTTGTGCTTATGGAGAGCTTGGTTACATCACGATGTATCTCAAGCACCACTATCCTCTCGAGTGGTGGTCTAGTGTCTTGAACAACGAGGACAAGGAAGATAAGTTGCGCAAGTACATCACTGCGTTAGGGAATATTGTCAGGGCGCCTTCCGTGAAGAACCCTTCCAACAAGTTCTCTATCGTCGGCAAGTGCATCGTGTCTCCTATCTCATCTATCAAGTCGGTTGGACCATCAGCTGTCTCTGAGATCGTATCCAAGGGACCCTTTGAGTCGTTAGAAGACTTCGTTTCAAAGATCAACCATCAGAAGGTGAATACAGGTACTGTCTCTCAGCTTATCAAAGCGCGAGCTTTCGACGACATGATGGACCAGACTATCGAGAACTACTCAGTTCGCAGAGCTGCATTCATGGCTAAGTATGTAGAGTTGCGTGGCGGTTCTAAGAAAATCAAGCTCAAAGAGGAGCTCTCTAGGTTGGACGACATGTCAAT